GGATACCAGAATCAATTGCAGTTTCTGCTGCCGATCTGTTTAACAGATATGGAAAAACCAAACCTTGCCATGACATTGGCAGAACGAAACGGATATTATCTGGGCAGCACTTGTCTGACACTGGAAATGGCATATCTGAATGCGAGAATGATTGCAAGCCCCATTGCTCCATGGCTGACCAGTTTGGTAAAAAAGTGAGAACATCCGATGAGGTGCAGAATTTTTTTCTGTACCTTGTCGGTGTTTTTATGCCTGTACAAATTGAAAATGTTTTGTGAACTCTTTTCAAACTACCAAAAAGGCTGGTAGTTTGAATGATAGAGTAAGTTCGACGATTAGGAAAGGGGGTGTCCATGTGAGTGTGAATGAACGGCGTGCCGAAATCATGAAGATTTTAGTTGCTCGCAGACAAACAACAGTTCCACTTCTTGCACAGGAATTGTGTGTATGTTGTAATACTGTTCGCAACGACATTCATGCACTTGCATTGGACTATCCTCTGGAGACGTGTTCCGGGAATGGCGGCGGTGTTAGAGTAGCAGATTGGTATCATCCATATAAAAATATGCTTACAGAAGAACAATCTGTTGCTTTGGAGCAATTGCTATTGTTTGCAGATATTCGGCAAGCAGAAGTGATTCGCCAAATATTAGCGGAATTTAGTTCTCAGACCTATCGTCAAAAATATGCAAAGGAGTGAAACCAAATGAAAACCCTCATAGATGTCCTTGCAGCACTCGGCGATTTCGTAAAGGTCGCATCAGAGTGGGCAGAAAGTGCTTCCAAAGCGGAAGTGGAGACGTTTACACAGATCTGTCCGCAAAAGGAAGAAACGGTCAAAAAAGCAGTAGAAAAGCCGGTCACACTGGAAGAAGTCCGCAGCGTTCTGGCAAATCTGTCCCGCAGCGGACAAAAGGAAACGGTGCTGAAATTGCTGCAAAAGTACGGCGGCAGTCGATTGTCTGAAGTTCCACCAGAACGATACGCTGCACTATTTGCAGATGCACAGGAGGCAGCCCATGCCGAATAAACACGCCGTGCTCTCTGCTTCCTCCAGTTCCCGCTGGCTGGCGTGTCCGCCCTCCGCACAGCTTTGTGCTGCCCTGCCGGATACCGTGACGGACTACACCCGGGAAGGCACGTGTGCTCATGAGTTGGCAGAGTACAAAGTGCAAAAGCTGCTTGGCAATCCGGCATCTAATCCCACGGAGAACTTAGACTTCTACGATGCAGAAATGGAAGACTGCACGGACAGCTATGCCCAGTATATCGCCGAACTACTGGCAACCCTGCAAGAACCCATGGTCTTAGTGGAACAGCGTTTGGATTTCAGCCGATACGTTCCGGACGGCTTCGGAACGGGAGATTGCGTGATTGTTGCAGACTCGGTTCTAACTGTCATCGACTTCAAGTATGGCAAGGGCGTGGCGGTATCCGCCGAACACAACTCACAGATGATGCTGTATGCTCTGGGAGCGTTGGAACTGTTCGATGCCCTCTATGACATTGCAGAAATCCGGATGGTGATTTTTCAGCCGAGAATCCAGAACCTCAGCGAATGCACCCTGCCACTGTCGGAGCTGCTGCACTGGGCAGAAACCGAACTGAAACCCAAAGCCGCACTTGCCGCCAAAGGCGATGGTGACTTCTGTGCAGGTGAACATTGTCGGTTCTGCAAAGTGAAAGCAACTTGCCGGAAACAGGCGGAGTACAATCTGCAATTGGCGAAGTATGATTTTGCGATGCCAGACAAGCTGACCGATACCGAAATTGAAGCAATTCTGGAAACTGCTGACCAGCTGGTTGCATGGGCTTCTGATATCAAGGAATACGCCTTGCAGCAGTCCTTACAGGGGAAAACGTGGAAGAATTGGAAGCTGGTTGAAGGCAGAGCCAGACGAGCATATTGCAGTGAAACTGCAGCAGCGGAGGCGGTACAAGCTGCTGGATTCGACCCATACGAACATAAGGTACTGGGCATTACCGCAATGACCAGAATGCTGGGCAAGAAAAAATTTGAAGAATTGTTGGGAGATTTGCTTGTGAAACCACAGGGAAAGCCAACACTTGTTCCGCTATCAGACAAACGACCTGCGTGGAATACTGCACAGGTAGATTTCAAAGAATAAAGGAGTTTTTATTATGGCAAAGTATATCAATCCTGCAAAAGTAGTAACCGGTGTATGCAGATTTAGCTACGCCAACCTCTGGGAAGCAAAGGCGATGGACGAGAACAGTAAGCCGAAGTACAGCGTTTCCCTCATCATTCCGAAGTCGGACACGAAAACCATCGAAAAGATTCGTGCCGCCATTCAGGCTGCCTACGAGGAGGGGCAGGGCAAGTTGAAAGGCAACAGCAAGTCCGTTCCACCGCTGACTTCTCTCAAGACACCGCTTCGGGATGGTGACTTGGAGCGACCGGATGATGAAGCCTATGCCAACAGCTATTTCGTCAATGCCAATTCTATCACCGCCCCGGGCATTGTGGACGCTGCCTGCCAGCAGATTTTAGACCACAGCGAGATTTACAGCGGTGTCTATGGCAGAGCCAGCATCACATTCTATGCGTTCGCTACAAAGACTTCTCGTGGCATTGCCTGCGGCTTGCAGAACGTCCAGAAGATTCGGGATGGTGAGCCGCTGGGCGGTCACAGCCGTGCAGAGGATGACTTCGCAACCGTAGAAGACGAGGATTTTCTGAACTAAGATAGCTGGGCGGACAGCTAGGCGTTATGCTTGGGTGGGTGATTGAGATAAACATGATTACAATTGATATCGAAACAAGATCCGATAAGGACATATCAAAATGCGGCGTTTATGCTTACACAGACACCCCATATTTTGATATTTTGCTGTTTGCCTATTCCATAGACGAACAGCCTGTTCAGGTAGTGGATATGGCAAACGGTGAAGAAATTCCTGAAAGTATTCTCGCTGCTCTTGCAGATGAAAATGTGGTTAAAAGGGCATTTAATGTAAATTTTGAGAGAGTTTGTCTTTCAAAATATCTTCGTAAGAATTATCCTCAATATTTTCAGAGTTACAGCATTGACGAAGATACTGTCGGAGATTTCTTAAATCCCGAAAGCTGGCATTGTTCTATGATTCATGCAAGAACGCTCGGACTGCTTTTATCACTTGCAGAAGTCGGAAAGGTTCTGGGTATTGAACAGCAAAAAATGACAGAGGGCAAGGCTCTCGTCAAATTCTTTTGTGTGCCATACGACACAGTTGACGGTGTCCCACAGTTTCATAATCCGAAAGATTATCCCGATAAATGGGAAATTTTTAAAGCATACAACAAGCGAGATGTTGGGGCTGAATTGGAAATTGACAGAAGACTGTCACGTTTCCCTGTGCCTGATTTTCTGTGGAAAGAATTTTATCTTGACCAGGAAATCAACGACAGAGGTATTCTCGTAGATATGCAGCTTGCAGATAAGGCAATTAACCTTGATGCAAAGGCAAAAGAAGAACTGACAGCTGAAGTGCAAAAGCTGACAGGCGTAGAAAATCCGAACTCTGTGTATCAGTTGCTGGATTGGCTTGAAACACAGGGGTACAAGTCGGATTCACTTGGCAAAACACAGGTGCTGGAACTCATTAAAACTGCAAAAGAACCTGTAAAATCCGTGCTTCAGATGCGTTTGCAGTTGTCTAAATCTTCAGTGAAAAAGTATACTGCTATGAAAAATACAGCTTGCAGCGATAATCGTGCAAGAGGGATGTTCAGCTTTTATGGGGCATCAAGAACGGGGCGTTGGGCTGGTAGAAATGTGCAATTGCAAAATCTTCCGCAGAATCACTTGCCTGATTTGACAGAGGCAAGAGAACTTGTAAAGTACAGTTCTTTTGAAGATATTCAGATGCTGTATGATGATGTTCCTGATACACTATCACAGCTTATCCGCACTGCCTTTATTCCAAGACAGGGTATGAAGTTTATTGTTGCGGACTTCTCTGCCGTTGAAGCAAGAGTGATCGCATGGCTTGCAGGTGAAGAATGGCGAATGAAGGCTTTTGCAAACGGTGAGGACATTTACTGTGCATCAGCATCAAAGATGTTCGGTGTGCCAGTTGTAAAGCATGGTGAAAACGGTCATTTAAGGCAGAAAGGAAAGATATCCGAATTGGCTTGTGGTTTCGGCGGATCGGTTGGAGCCATGAAAGCGATGGGAGCAGATTCTCTTGGCTTATCCGATACGGAACTGAAACAGATCGTAACCGACTGGCGTGAGGCTTCACCGCATATTACAGAACTCTGGTGGGCGGTAGATAGAGCTGTAAAAAAGGCAGTCAAAGAAAAAACAGCAACGAAAACACACGGACTGCTATTTTCCTATGAGGCAGGGTTTCTGTTCATAAGGCTGCCAAGCGGAAGACGTCTTGCTTATGCTAAACCCTACATCGGTAAGAATAAATTCGGCGGTGAATCTGTTACATATATGGGCATTAATGCTCAGAAAAAATGGGACAGACTTGAAAGCTATGGACCGAAATTTGTAGAGAACTGCGTCCAAGGAATTGCAAGAGATCTGCTGATGTATTCCATGCAGACACTATCACAATACTTCATTGTCGGTCATATTCACGATGAAATGATTATCGAATGCCCAAAAGATACAAAGCTGGATGAGATCTGTCAGCAGATGGCGAGAACGCCAGACTGGGCAAAGGGACTGTTGCTTCGGGCAGACGGATATGAATGCAGCTTTTACAAGAAAGATTAGGAGGATTCCATATGTTTTACATCAAAGAAAACTTGAATGACACCACCAGTATCTCCGTGGAGATCAACAACGAAAACGTATACTGCCATTGCCCGCAGTGCGGTGCAGAAGTGCCGGTTGATCTGAGTATCTTCTGGACAGCAGAAAACTTTGACATTTTCAGCAGTGCCGTTTACTGTGATGCCTGCACAAAGAAGCGACTGAAAGGAGTATTGCATGAATCTGTATAACGCTGAGGGATACATCGATCTCACTGCTTATGAGGCACTGAGCCGTATTGAACGAGAGGAACGCAAGGCGAAAAAGGCTGCCGCTTATCGACCGCTGGTATACATTTGTTCTCCCTATTCCTACGGCTGCATCAATGACAATATCGAAAACGCCAGACGATACAGCCGCTTTGCGGTAGATACGCACTATGTCCCTATCGCTCCCCATTTGCTGTTTCCGCAGTTCATGGATGACAGCTTGGGCGAAGATCGTCAGACAGCGATGTTCATGAATTTGGTACTGCTGTCAAAGTGTGCCCAGCTGTGGGTGTTTGGTTCTGTGCGGTCGGAGGGGATGCAGCAGGAGATCAAATGGGCGAAGCGGCGACATATGACCATTCGGTATTTTACAGAAGAACTGGAGGAAATAGAATGAAATTTACGCTCTATACAGCAAACTGTACCGGCAATGAAAAGAATATCCTTTATCCCAACCAAAAGGTCATTACTTCAGAAGCGGATTTGAAAAAAGCCGTTGCCTACGATCATGTCTGTGCTCAGTATGAGAATTTTGCCCGCAGTGATGCCAATTTCCTGTTGTCTGATGTAGTACCTATGGACTGTGACAATGACCATTCAGACGACCCGAAAGACTGGATCACGCCTGAAATGCTGATGAACAGCTTAGGAGATGTTGCATTTGCAGTGACCTACAGCCGTCATCATATGTTGACAAAAGGCAGCAAATCTGCCCGTCCACGTTTCCATGTTTTCTTTCCTACTTCACCCTGCAAAAACGCCACGATGCACAAGGCAGTTAAAAATCAGATTCATAAGGAACTGCCGTTCTTTGACGGAAATGCACTGGATGCCTCACGTTTTTTGTTTGGTTGTCCGAGCGATGTTGTATGGCACGAAGGCAGTCTTTCCATTGAGGACTGGCTTACACTGATGAAGTCAAACCGTAACATTCCGCAGGGACAGCGTAACAGCACAATGTCTCGCATGGCTGGAAAGCTGGTCAAGCGTTTTGGTGTGACTGAGGAAAGTTATCAGAAGTTTCTGGAAAAAGCAGCAGAATGCGAACCGCCGCTACCGGATGAAGAACTGGAAGCAATCTGGCACAGTGCCTGCAAATTCGGAAAAAAAGTAACCTCGCAGGAAGGATATATTTCTCCTGAAGCATACGGCAAACAGTCCCTGATTCCCGATGATTTTTCGGACGTTGGAGAGGCTCGCACATTTGTAGAAGGCTTCTCAGATGAGGTGGCATTTACCATTGCGACCGATTATCTTCGCTACAACGGAACCTATTGGGAGGAGTCAGAACACGCTGTCACCCTTGCTATGATCGAACATACAGACGTACAGCTGGCAGAGGCGGAAAAGCAGGTGGAAGCGTCACTTTTGAAACTGGAAAGCCTCGGTGTTGCAAGAGATGCAGCAATTAATGGCGGTAAAAAGTTTCGAGATAGTCTGGACGAGGAACAGATCGCCGCATACAAGGAGTATCAGTACTATGCCGCTTTCAAGGCGTTTGTCATGAAATATCGCCATGTTCGCAGTATGACCAATGCACTGGATGCCGCAAAGCCGCTTGTGCTCCACAATCCCGAAGCCCTCGACAGCAATCCCATGCTCTTGAATACCCCCGGAGGCACGTATTATCTGCCCGAAGGATTGAATGGCTGGAAGCCCACAGACCCTGCCGACCTCTTAACGAAAGTGACGGCGGTCGTTCCGAGCAATGAAGGCGAAGAACTCTGGAATGATGCGTTGCAGCTGTTCTTCTGCGGCGACCAGAGCTTGATTGACTATGTGCAGATGATTTGCGGACTTTGTATTGTGGGCAAGGTGTATTTGGAGGCGATGATTATTGCTTACGGTGATGGACGTAACGGAAAATCGACTTTCTGGAATGTCATTTACAAGGTTCTGGGAAGTTACAGCGGAAACATTTCAGCAGATGCCCTGACTGTCAATTGCAAGAGAAACGTGAAGCCGGAAATGGCGGAACTCAAGGGAAAGCGGATGATTATTGCGGCAGAATTGCAAG